TTAAAATATCAACAAGAGTAATAAAATCTATTGATTTTAAAGCTGACGAAGGAAGTTTAGCCTCTGATTTTACAGTAGATTTAAAAATAGCGTCAGTTGCACTAACTTGACGAGCCTGATCTGAACGAGCGAAATTTAGATCTGTCATTAACTATTTACCACCTGTGCTGAATCTACATTTGCACTGACAGTATTTGATCCAATCAGAGTTTCTCCATAAACTATATTAATTGGAACACCCTGTTTAGAAATATTCATTGTTCCATCAAAAATAAAACTGGGATCTTGTTCATCTGGTTTTAAAGTAGGAGGAGTTGGCGGTGGAAATAATAAATCAGAAACTCCTTCAATTAAAAAACTAACACCAATACCTGTTAAAGCAGTTGCTAAAGCACCAGAAATAAATACAATGCTTGAAGTGGCAGCAATAGCACCAGCACCAAGAAAAGCTCCACCTAGTAAAAATGGTAGTATTTCTCCATGAACTACAGGTATTATCTTTATATCACTTTCTGTTTGTAAATCTAATAAATCTTCTGTAATTCTTACCTTACCTGCCATCACGCAATATTCCTGTTCCTTTATATGCTCTGCTACTCCATGAAAATTATGTATTAAAAAACTAAAAGCCTGTCTTGGACTAGCTACATCTATCTCAAATGTAGACTGTCCTATGAATTTTCTAAGACGACCATAAATAGTTAGCTTAATCATCTACTTCTGCTGGATCTAATTTAATAATAGATTCTGTCTTTGGATCTACAAGATAAAAAGGCAAATCATTATACTTACAACTCAGTTTATCAGTATGACTAAATTCAAACAATGAATCAGGATGACTATGAACAATACCTAAAACCTCACCTTGATCTTCACCCTCTGCCCAATCTATAGGGTCTATAACAAAAGATTCTTCTTTATATGCCTTTGATATATTTTTACATTTCCAATATTTATGTTTACCATCTATATCTAAAACAAGACCGCAGCACTCCTCTGGGTAACACTCTGTAGCGTGTGAATATGCTTCTGTAGCCCAAGAATATTCTGTCATTAAAAGAAAGTACCAGCAGAAGGAAATAGTTCCCTTGTAACTATTCTTGCAGGTATCTTTTTATTCTGCATATCTAATACACTAACTAATTCAAATTGTACAACTTGCCTATTCTCAATAGCTTTTCTGTCGATAAAATAAATTCTATCCTGTAATCTATCTGTGCTGGGAGTTCCAAAAGGATTATCACCCACAAAATTAGCGTTATCTAATGCTGATGCTAAAGGCATTAATCTTGTCACCTTTGCATTAAGAAGATCATTTCCTGGAGTAACCTTATTAACAATATTTAAAAAATCAGTCATAGTCATAACTGTTGTATCTTTTGTAATACCACCTAAATTACTAAAGGTAAGAGTAGGTCTGGGAATAGCTCCTTTACTTGTATCTTCAAAACCTTCAACTTTTACCGCCACTCGCTGATAGCTGTTGCCATTAAATACTACCTGTCCAAAGTTATTCAAATTCGCACCAGCATGAAATCTAAATACAGTATCTAAATTATTAACATTAGGATCAGGTACGTGTAAACCAACAGTCAGTTCAAGTTCAAACAATTCAATAACAGAACTTGGATTAATTTTATTTAACTCAACAAAAGGTATTGCCATTATGCTTCAAATACTTCTCTGAATGAACAAGTTAATGTAACTCTATTTTTATATGGAACAGAAATAGGATAACTTTGACAAACAAAGTTTTTTGTTACATTTTCATTTGGTACAAGAAAAGTAAATGATGCACCATCTGTAATTCTTGCATTAAGAAAATTAATTGCAGTTGTAGAATCTGTTTGAGATAAATCAAACTTAAGATTTAAAGTTATAGGATTTTGATTTAAACCTTCTGTTAATCTTTGCTCAAAACCATCTCCAAAACTTACAACATTAACGACTGGCTGTCTTGAAATTGTGTAATTATATTTTGGGTTAGCTATAGGAAAGGCTGCCATTAGCTTAATAAACCTCCAACTCTTTTTTCATTAATTATTACAGCTTGAACTGCTGCTGCAATCTGTTCACCAAATTCGTTAGCACTTTGTTCATCACCTTCAACAGAAGAACCAGAAGCATCTACGTTTACGACTACATTTGTAGAACCACCAAGAGCATGATTAGGGGTAATCATTCCTGAGACTCCAGGTGTAAATAGTTCTGGCCCACGTTCTCCAACTAAATGAGTTCGACCAGCTTTTGCTATACCTCCATCTGCTAGTCCAAAGTTTGGACCTGCTATACCTTTTCCTGTTACTGAGTCAAAATAACCACCTTTAGGACCACCCATTATGTTATTACCTGAACCACTAAATAATCCAAAAACTGAACCTAGTAACCCACCTGCTCCTCCTCTTTGAAACTGACCTCCTACGTTTCCAAAAATAGCTTTATTTAAGAAAGCATCAGCTAATTTATTTAATACATTTTTTAATACATTATTTAAAGTTTCTGTGCCCTTTATTAAACCTTTAATTCCATTACCTATATCTTGAGCAATAATATTTGATAATTCTCTAAACGGATCTGCTAATGCTTTTGCGTTATTAACAATTTGTTGTTGTAAATCTACTTGAGCTTGCAAACCATCTACTTGTCTTTGAATTTCAAGATTATTATCTTTTCCTAGTTCTCCTCTTAAAAGTTCTAAATCTTTATTTAAATTACTTAATTTAAACTCTTCTTGTTTTAGTGTAAATTGTTCAGAACTAATATTTAATCTATCTTTTTCTAACTTTAAACTTTGTT